CTGCCGTGTGAAAAAAATTCCCAATGTGGAGAATCCTGCTTAAAAATGCCAGCCAAGAAACCCGCCGGACTGATTGAACGACACGAAACTGCCGCAGAAGCTGCCGAGCGCGCGCAAAAAGAGAATGCGCTGCGCCCTCGGCGCTTATTGCCGGGGGAACCCCCAGCGCGGTTGGATGGCTACCTCATAGCCCGGGCAACCTGGCGGCGGATGATGCGGCGCTGGAGCGAGCTGGAGGCGGTGATCGTGACCAGCCTGGACTGGGACATGCTGATCGATTACTGCATCCTGATGGAGCAGGTGGTCGAGCTGGACAAGATGCGCCGGTCAGCCTACCAGGTGTGGGAGAAGCTGGATGAGGCCTTGGAAAAGCTCAGCGATGAAACGCCAGCTGAGGATCAGGTCAAAATGTGGATGAAGGTTGGCGGAGCGCTTTCGGATGCGACCAAGCTGGACGGGCGTGTGGACCGCAAGCGTGCGCTGCTTCACCAGTGGCGCCAGTCCCTCTATCTGACGCCGCGTTCACGGGCCGGTACGGCGCCAACCAAGAAAGAGAAAGAGGAGCCTCCAGATGATATGGAGCAGCTCCTCTCTGAAGTGACGACTTTCATGAATGAACAATGAAATTATTCCGAGCAATCATTGCAATCATTTTGGTTCTTATCATTTGCATGGCGGTGGCTATGTTTGATGAAGCGCGTGCTACCCGGGCGGTGAAGTTTTACGAGAGCCTGAGGCACACCAAGGGGCGGTTCTACGGGCAGCCGTTCACGCTGCTGCCCTGGCAGGCCCAGATCGTGCGGGATGTGTACGGCACGGTCAACGAGCGCGGGGTGCGGCAGTATAAATATGTCTATCTCGAGGTGCCCAAGAAAAACGGGAAATCTGAAATGGTCGCCGGTGCAGCGTTGTTTCACACGTTCGCGGATGGCGAGCGCAACGGCGAGGTGTACGGCTGCGCGGCAGATAAGCAGCAGGCCTCGATCGTCTTCGATGTGGCCGTCGACATGATCGACCAGGTCCCGGCGCTGCAAAAGCGCGCCAGGCTGAACCTGAGCACCAAGAAGATCACCGACCGGAAAACGGGGACGTTCTATAAGGTGGTCAGCTCGGAGGCTTATAGTAAGCACGGCCTGAACGTGAGCGCGTGCGTTTTCGACGAGCTGCACGCCCAGCCCAACCGCGATCTGTGGGACGTGATGACCTTCGGCGCGGGGGATGCGCGCACGCAGCCGATCTGGTGGATCATCACTACGGCGGGCGACGACCCCGATCGGGTATCCATCGCCTGGGAGCAGCACGATTACGCCATGAAGATCCTGGCCGGTGACCTCATCGATCCGACCTGGTACCCGGTGATCTACGGCTACGACAAGACCGACCATGACGATGGGAACGACATTTATAACGAGGCCAACTGGTACAAAGCCAATCCATCCCTGGGGCATACCATCGAGATAGAGTCGGTGCGCGAGGCAGCCGAGAAAGCCAAACAGAAGCCCGCCGACGAGCGCTTGTTCCGCTGGCTGCGCTTGAATCAATGGATTACCACCAAACTGGCCACGTGGCTGCCGCTCGATCTATTCGATGTCACGATCGGGAACTGGAGCCGGGCTGATTTACTGGATCAGGAGTGCTACCTGGGTCTGGACCTCTCCAGCACCACCGACCTGACCGCCCTGGCGACCGTCTTTCCACCGCAGGGGAAACAGCTCGATTGGAGAGTGTTCTGGGATTGTTTCATCCCTGCCGAAAATATGGATGAGCGGATAAAAAAAGACCACGTGCCCTACGATCAATGGGCGCGGGCAGGCTGGATCACTCCTACCGAGGGCAACGTGGTGGATTACACCAAGATCAAGGATCGCATCCTGGAGATCAAGAAGTTCCACAAGGTGATCGAGGTATGCGCCGATCGGGCGTTTGCGACGATGTTGATCCAGGAACTGGAGAAGGAAAACCTGACCTGTGTCGATGTTCCCCAGACATTCATGAGCATGACCAACCCGCTCAACGAAACCGAGCGACTGCTGCGCGAGCACAAGATCACCCATGAGGCCAACCAGGTGGCGCGCTGGTGCTTTGGCAACTCCAGCATCGCCAAGAACGGCAATGCCCAGATCAAGCTGGTGAAGGAGCACAAGGGCAAATCGGTCGTGCGCACCCGCCGGATCGACCTGGTGAGTGCCTGGATTGATGCGATGGCGCGTGCCGTGAGCTATAAGGGCAGTGTGGATCTGAGTGCGGCCATCCTGGACAAGGATTGGAGCATGTGATGAGGAAATATCTGGATGATATCCTGATCTTCATCGGTTGCGGGTTCATTCTGGTAGCCACCTGCCAACTCAGCCCTATCGCGGCGTTATTTTTTGTGGCAGGATTTATGTTCATTGTATTCGGCTTCCTTGTGGGCATCGGCAATTGGAGGAACAAATGCTAATCCAGCGCCTCATCAACACCCTCTCGCCTGTGCCCCAAAAGATGACCCTGCCCGAGCTGGTCACTGCTCTGACCACGGTATCATCCTCTGGCCAGGCCGTGACCGCGGAGACCTCGAAGAACGTGGCCACCGCGTATCGCTGCATCAACATCCTGTCCGATGACCTGGCCAAGATGCCGCTACAAACGTTTCTGAGCCGCTCGCCTGGCCAGATCGAGCGTTTGCGCCCCAATGCCCGCCTGCAGAATACCCCCTGGCTGCTCGAAGTCACCCCAAACCGCTGGATGACGCCGTTCGTATTCAAGAAAACACTCATGACCTGGCTGCTGACCTATGGCGCCGCCTATGCCTGGCTGCCCCGCCGCCAGCCTGGCGCACGCCGAGAAATGTTCATCCTGCCGACCAGCAGCGTGCAGCCATACCTGGATAAAAACGGCGACCTCTGGTATCACGTTGCTTTCACCTCCGGTATCCCAGAATGGATCCCGGATGTGGAAATGTTCTCGATCGTGATCAACTCCACCGACGGGATCACCGGTCGCGGTGTGATCGCCTTCGCCCGCGAGAGCCTCGGTCGCCAGATGGGCGCCCACGAAACCCAGGCCAAGTTCTACGCCCAGGGCCTCAACCCTGGCGGCTTGATGTGGATGGCCGGAGAGCTGGATAAAGAAGCGCGTGCGAAAGTCCGCTCCGCCTACGAGGAAGCCATGAGCGGATCCTCCAATGCCTACCGCCTGGCGATCCTGGATAACAAAACCACCAAATTCGAGCAGATCACCATGAGCCCGGTGGACGCTCAATTTCTGGAAAGCATCCTGGCGAACGACGCCGAGATCGCCAACTTCTTCGGCGTGCCGCTCTATAAGCTTAACCAGGGTAAGCAGTCCTACCAGTCAAACGAGCAGCAGAACCTGGATTATCTCAATACCACGCTCGATCCCTACCTGGTGCAGTGGGAGCAGGCTGGCGCGCTGAAATTTTTGAGCGAAATCGAGCAGAACGATACCTATTTGCGCTTCAACCGCGACGTGCTCCTGCGTACCGATGCCAGTACCCGCGCCAGCTACCTAGAGAAGAAAATCTTCAGCGGGCAGCTCACCCCCAACGAAGCGCGGGCCATCGACGATCAGAGCGCCTACACAGGCGGAGATCAGCATTACATCCCGGCCAATATGACCGTTATAGGAGGTCCCAATGGAACCTAAACAACCCATTCGCTGCTTCGAAGGCGTAACCAAGCCCCACGAGCCATTCTGGCGCTGGAGCAATGCGACCGAACAGGGCGCGGCAGGAAAGACAGGCGTGACCGCCGAGCCGGAGCTGGAGTTCTATGGCTACATCTCCGAGTATTCCTGGTTCGATGATGACATCACCCCCAAGAAATTCAAGACCGATTTGTATCGTTTCGGCAATGGCGGACCGATCACCATCCGCATGAATTCGGGCGGCGGCGACATGATTGCGGCCAGTGTGATCCGCAGCACCCTGATCGACTATCCAGGCCGGAAAACCGTGCGTATCGACGGCCTGGCGGCCTCGGCTGCCACCGTGGTGGCCCTGGCTGGCAACGTGATCCAGATGCAGGATACGTCATTTTTCATGATCCACGATCCGATGGCCATGTTCTTCCTGGCCGCGCTCAACATCGAAGAGATGAGCCGTCTGCTCGAGGAGCTCAAATCGGCCAAAGGCGGCCTGGTGGATGTCTATGAAGCGCGCACCGGGATCAGCCGGGACCGCCTGGCGAAGATGATGGTCAATGAGACCTGGATGAACGCCCGCGAGGCGGTGGATCTTGGCTTTGCGGACGAGGTGATCGCCGTTCCCCAACCAAATCCGCCCGCAGGCGCTGCGGCTAATGCAGCCGTGGCCAATACAGCGATGGTGAATGCCATCAAAAACTTTCGGAATGTTCCGGCTGCCCTGGCTGCGTTAGCCAGGGTTGGGGACGCCCCCCAGCCGGTTCAAAACAATCAGCAAGCGGCTAAACTCCGCGCTGAATCTCAACTCTTGTGCAAAAAAAGGAGCACAGAATGAACCTGAAACGTTTTTTGGACGCTGCCTCCGAGGCAGAAGCGCGGGTTCAAGTGATTGCCGCGCAAATCAACGACCTGTTTGAGAAGAACCAGAACGACGAAGCCCTGAAGCTGAAGGAATCTCTCGACCAGGCCAAAGTCAACGCCACCCAGGCCAACCAGCTCTATCTCTCGATGCGGGCCGCCACTCAGCCCAACGAGAACGATCCTGCTTCGCACTTCGTGCCGATGGGCGGAGATAAAGAGCCGAAAGAGATCACCGAGCTGCGCGCCAGCCCGGAATATAAGCGGGTATTCTTCGATGCCCTTCGGAATGGCGTTACCCCCAAGGAGATCTTGTCGGGTAAGTACAGCTCCGAGAAATACGGCGTCCTACTCAACGCCCTGACCGAGACCGGCGACTCGGGCCACGAGGGTGGAAACCTGCTGCCAAGTGATTTCGACAACGTGATCCGCGAGCTGATGCGCACGTTCATCAATCTCGCCGATCCTGCCTATGTCAACGTCGAGGACGTGACGGCCTATTCTGGCTGGCGGGCTATCGAGCAAGCCGGTCCGGCGGCGCCGTTTGCAGCGCACACCGAGAATCAAGCGATAACCGAGGCCGCGGATCCAGAATTCACCAAGATTGCTTACACCATCGTGGAATATGCCGGGTATATCCCGATCGTGACCAATCTGCTGTCAGATGCTCCGGCCGGTATCATGGCTTACCTGGGGCGCTGGCTCGCTAAAAAGGCCGCGCTGACCAACAACAGCCTGATCGTCGCCCTGATGCAGGCCCATTCTCATACCGACGTCACCGATTCCACGACCGTGCTGGCGAAGATCAAGACCTCGCTCAATAAGACCCTGAATCCGGCGATCAGCGTCGTGGCTCAGGTCTACGTCAACCAGTACGGGCTAGACCTGTTGGATCAGCTTGATGACGGTGTGGGCCGCCCGCTCTTGCAGCCCGATCCGAGCCAGGCGACCGCCTTCCGCGTGAAGGGGCGCCCGGTGGTGGTTGTACCGGATGCGCAATGGGCCAACACCGACACCAATGCCAAGATCTATATTGGTATTGGTGACGGGCGGGAGTTCCTGACCTTCTTCCGCCGGATGCCGTATGAAATGAGCGCCACCAACATCGGCGGCGATGCCTGGCGTTACAACAACACCGAAGTGCGCGGTATCCTGCGCGCCGATTGCAAGGTGATGGACGCAGACGCCTTTGATTTGCTGCACATCACGCTGTAAGCGTTAACGGAATCTGTAGGGGTGGATGATGGCATTGATTGCCATCATCCACCCATGAAAAGAAGCAAGGAGTAAATACTATGGCACCAGCAGTAACTAAAAACCGAATGCTCGCGGGCGGTAAAACCTGGATAGTTGGGGATACCTTATCCATTCTCGCGGCTGCAACCGTTACCGTCGAAGGAGGGGCGACAATCACCGGCCTGACCGGCGGGGAAACGACGTATGCCTCGTCTGCTGAAATTCAAACGGGGACTGAGGCGGCCAAGTGTATGGCCCCGGACCAATGGGCGCTTGCGCGGGCTCTTCTGTCTCTGGTCACAGCAAAAACCATCTCGACTGCCGCTTTGGGAACGGTTCGACAGGTCCACGGAGCGATCACGGCCAGCCATGCGGCTATCTCTGGCGGTACCATCGCCGGAGTGCGCGGCCTGGTTACGCTCTCCGGAGCGAATAGCGCCGGCGGCGCTTACTTCTACGGCGCGCAGGGCAAGCTGATCATCACCGGCACCCTGAATCATGCTGACAGCCGCGCCTGCGCCCTGATCGCCCAGCTCGACTGCCTGACCGGCGGTCCTGGGACGATCAGCGCCGGCGAGCTTTCCGGTCTCTGGATCGATGTTCTTGGACCGACCGGGATCCCGTTCAATGAGTACAACGCCATTCGTATTTCCGCCAACAAGGATAACAAGTTCCAATCGCTCATCTACGCCCAGACCGACGCGGCGTTCTTCTTTGACATCGTGAAACCGACCGGCGGCGCTCAGGCGCTGATTGTCGCGGCGGGCACTAACTCTGCGTCCGCGGGTAACGCCACAGGCGTGGCTGCCAAGGTTGGGCTGATCCGGATCGATGGCACGACCTACTACATCCCGCTCTTCGCGGGCAACACATAAAGGTGCCCCATGCCTATCACGCGTGCAGACCTTGAAAAGCGTCTGGCCGATCTCCGGGAAGAGCAGACGCAGGTACAGGCCAGCTTTATTCAGCTTCAGGCTAACCTGAACGCCTTTGCGGGCGCTATTCAGGACGTCGAATACTGGCTGAGCATCCTGGACCTTGCGCCAGAAGAAACGGACAAGCAGGAAAAGTGAACCATGACAAAAATTGTAAAAGTCATGTTCATCCGCGACTTTGAGGGCCACAAAGCGGGCGAAGTGGTAGATGTGGAAGCAAGCCAGCTCCACTACCTCCAGTTCCGTGAAAGGGCTTGCATCGAAGTCATGATGTCTTTGGAGCTCCTGTCTGAGTCTGCTGCCCCGAAAAAGCCCAAGAAGGATAAGAAAACAGCATGACCAACATCCTCACTGCGGCAGAAGCCGCCAACGTACTGCGCTGCCTGACCACGGACGCGCTGATGCTGCAGCTCCTGCCGCAGGTGGATGATTACATCAAGACCGCCACCGGGCGCGACTGGACCGCCGACACCACCATCTATCCAAAGGCCAAAGCCGCAGCCCAGATGCTGCTGACGATGTGGTACGAGAACCCGAGCATGACCGGCAATGCCGGAGCGCTGCAAGGCGGTCTATCTGCCTGCCTGACTCAACTCGAGGCCCAGGCGCTCGAGCTGGAATCGTCCGGTGTGCCAGATGCCGCTCTGACGATTGTTACCAGCCTGCCCAAGGATGGCAATGATGATATCGCCATTACGGCCAACCTGGTGTTGATCTTCAGCCATGCCATGGACACGACGGCGACCAGCGCGGTGGTGCTCAAGGATGCTGCGGGCAACACGGTTATAACGGTCAAAAGTCTGGATGTGACCAAGAAGATCCTGACCGTCAATCCGACCGGCAGTCTGACCGCGGATGCGGCCTATACCCTGGTGATCACTGCGGCCGCTGACAGCTATGGGCGCACGATCACCGATGAAATTGGATTTACAACCGCATGAACCTGAACGGCAAGGTAACCAACCCTGGAGAGCTGCGCACCTCGGTCACGCTGAAAAGTCGCACGGTGACGACCGGAACCGGTGGATTTCCGATTTCCACCTGGCCCACCACGATCGCTACCGTGTGGGCGAAATGGCAAAATGTGCATGGCCAGGAGGCCTGGATCGCCCAGACGGCCCAGGCTGGCCAGGCAGCCACGGTCATCATCCGCTACCGATCGGACGTGGATCTGACCTGCGCGGTATTCAAAGGCGCTGACCGGTGGGAGATCGTTTCGATGGATAACATCCAGGAAAAAAATGAGTATTTAGAACTTAAGGTTATCCGAAAGCGGGAGGGCTGATGGCGCGTGCTACACTTACGTTGGAAGGCTTTGACGAATACCTGGACGTGCTACAGAAGGCCGGCCAGGATATTGACCTGGTCGCCGAGCAGTGCCTGGACGCCGGCGGCAACGTGCTGGTGGCAGGCATGCAGGCGCGTGCTCCGTACGGTGTGATCAAGCAAGCCATTCGCAAGACCGTTGTTATGGCGGACGGCAACAAACGCTATTTGTACCTGGGCGTCCTGCGCGGTACGGATGCCGAAACCGCCCGCATCGCGGCGGTGTGGGAGTTCGGTGGGCGCTCGAGCCCCAGCCCGAAGAATCCCAAGCGCCACCCGCGCCCGGGCATCCGGGCGAAACCCTACATCCGGCCCACGCTGCGAAATGACAGCAAGAAAGCTCGAGCTGCGATGGAAGAGATTTTCCAGGCCTGGCTGAAATAATGGCTACTATCTGGGAGCTTACCCAAACCGCATTGACCGCGCTGAGTCTGCCGGTCAGCGCCGGAGACTACCTGGCAGATACGCCAGGCGGCGATCTGCCAGATACCTATCTGGTGCATACGGTTATCGACATCACACCCGAGCAGCATGCCGATGACGCAGAAACGCTGCGCAACTGGCTGGTGCAGGTGAGTGTATATCGCCGGGCAGGCCTGGCTGGTATGCCCGATGTGATCGGAGCGATGACGGGGGCTGGTTTTCTCTTCGTGGCCGGGCGGCAGCTCGATTACGATATCGAAACCCGGCACCATGGGATCGCCCTCGATTTCGAATACCTAGAAGAATTGTAAAGGAGCAAATTATGGCAAACGAAGGTGAGTACAAATCCAAGATCGGCCTCGACAATCTTTACATCGCCGAGGTCACTGCCGACAGCGCGGCCGCCTATACGGCAGATACCCCCGCCTGGCTGGCGCCCGCGGCTGAAGCCAGCCAGGAGCCGTCCACGGCGTTTCAAATCCAATATGCCGACGATCAGCCCTACGATGTGGCCACGAGCGAGGGCGAGACCAAGATCAGCCTAACCATCACCGGGCTGGATCTCGAAACGTTGGCGCTGATCACCGGCAAGGTGTTCGACGACACCACCGGGCGCATGTACGATAACGGTGGCATACCGCCGTTCTTCGCCCTGGGCTTCCGCTCGCAGAAGAGCAATGGCTCTTACCGGTATTACTGGTTCTTGAAGGGCAAGTTCGATATGCCCAAAGAGGCAGTATCTACCCTGGCCGACAAGCCCGATCCCAAGACCTTGCAGCTCAGCTACACCGCGATCCGCACGGTGTACGAGTTCGTCCTGGGCGGCGGGATTACTGATTCGGTCAAGCGTGTGATCGGTGATGATGACACCGCTGCTTTCGATGACACCGGCTGGTTCACCCAGGTGCAGGTGCCGGGTGTAGCTACCCCGTCCGCGCTGGCTCTGTCGAGCAGCGTGCCTACGGATCCCGGATCGAACATCTCTATCACCGCCAACCAGACGTTGACCTTCAACAACGCCCTGCCAGCGGATGCGGTGAATCACATCATGCTGATCCTGGCATCCGATGCATCGCAAGTGGCGGGTACGGTTGTGCTGGATGCCACCAAGAAGATCGTTACCATCGATCCGACCGCCAGTCTGACCAACTCGGTGGCCTACATCATCACCTATGCGGTGACCGATATCTACGGCAGCACGCTCAAGGGCGCGGTGAATTTCACCACGGTCGCGCTGTAATCGGAATCAGAATATACAATCGGCCTGGCGGGTCCAAAAAGCCCGCCAGGCTAAAAGGCTACTATGCCCGATCCGATCAAGATCACGTTTTACAACCCCGATGATACGGTCAAGGTTGAATATTCCAAGCTGCGCATTCCGCTGGGGCTGGTCGATATCGCCCTGGATATGTCCGAGAATCAGGAGCCAAAAAGCGACCGCGAGACGTGGGATTCTATCAAAGCATTCATTGTGGAAATTTTTGGAGAGCAGTTCACGCTGGATGAGTTGAATAAAGGCGCCGACCTGGGCGACATCATTAGCGTCTTCAATATGATCGTAGCCAAGATCGGCAACGTGTTGAAGAGTTTCAACCCAAACCCTACCCGGCCGGGGATCCGGCCGATAGCAACCAGCCGCCTTCAAAAGTAATGCTGACCGATCTCAAGATTAGCCTGGTCGAGGTTTTTCATTGGAGCCTGTACGAGATCGACCAGGCGGATTATGCTAGCACTCTCAAATTCATACGCCGCTTTACCGAAACACACGAACAAAAAGTAAATCCGGTGTCGGCGCGCAAACAGGCTTTCTGCGATAGTGTTGATTGGCTCTAATATGGATAACCACTCTCTAGAACAACGTAAAAAGATTTCTGCTGCGCTAAAAGAATATAACGCCAAAAAGAAAGCGGAGGCTTCTAATGCCATCGGATAATCGTCTCTCTGCTCGCTTCGGAAGCGATACGTCCGATCTAAAAAGTGGCCTGGCTGAAATTCAGCGTGAGCTCAAAGTTGTTAATAGCGCATTTCAGGCTTCCGCTTCCGTTCTCGGTGACTGGTCGTCCACTTCGGATGGATTAAATTTACGCATAAATACATTAAATAAGAGCATCGACTTACAGAAAGAGAAAGTTAATGCCCTACAGGTGGCCTACGAGCAGCAGGTCCAGACGCATGGTGCTTCATCAGCCGCCGCCCAAAATATGGAAGTGCGATTAAATAACGAAACAGCCACCCTCGGTAAAATGCAGAATGAGCTCAAAGATACCACGGGTGCCTTAAAGAAGATGGGCGATCAAACGGACCAAGCCGGCAGTCAGGCAAAGGAATCGGGATCGAAATTTCAGGGTTTTGGCCAGATTATCGATAATGTCAAGAACATCATCAAGAATGCATCGGTGGTCATCGCCGGCGTAGCGGTGGCCATTAAGAAAGCCCTGGATTTTGGTGAGGAGGGCGCCAAGATTGTTCAGCTCGAGGAAAGCTACAATTCGCTTATCGAGCGATTGGGAGCATCGACAGACACAATAGATCAGCTCAGCGCGGCCGCACGTGGAACCGTCGATGACAGCGATCTGATGGCTGCCACACTAAAAATGCTGACTGGCACATCGGAAGAGTTATCGAAAGCGCTGCTCGGAAACGCCCCGGCGCTGATGGAGATTGCCAAAGCCTCGAACAAGCTCAACCCGACCATGGGGAGCACGCTTGAGCTGTACGAGTCGCTTTCGACCAGCATTAAGAACCTGGCGCCGAAGGGGCTGAAACAGGTCGGCATTGTGATCGATAGCACCGCCGCCTATGAAAACTATGCGAGAAGTATTGGCAAGGCAGTTGATGCGTTGACCGAGGAAGAGAAGTCGATGGCGTTGATGAATGCAACGCTATTAAAGGGAAAAGACATTCTCGCCCAGGTTGGGGGCAATACTGAATCGGCCACGGATAGATTCGAGCGGGCCAATGTGGCGATCGGGGAGCTCAAAGAGACGATCCAGGTCGGGTTGATGCCAGTCCTGGGAGATATGGCAACGGGGTTGAATCTCGTTCTTGCGGGCGGTAAAGGCGGCGGCATCGAAGAGACCACGTCGAAATGGAAACAATTTATCGATCAGACGAAACAAGGCAGCCAAAGCGCGTTGGACTTCGCGACTGCATACGACCAAAAGATACATGAGGTGTATGACAGTATAGACGAGCATGCAAATATTTTTGAAAAGTCTGCTGCCGGGTTGGCGATTTTATTGGGGGGGCAAGAGGGGATGATTAGATCCGATAAGGAGGCTAAGCAAGTTATCACTCAGCTTGCGTCCTCGTATGACGAATATATCAAGGCGATGGAAAAAGCTGGAATGACCCGGGGGATTGTGAAAAAAGAAGACCAATTGCTTACCGAGGCCGAGTTCAATCTCATGAAGGCGATCCAGAATACCGTCACGCAGGTTGAAATCGCCTCGATGTCGTATGATGAGTTCCTGGGAGTGATCGAAAAAGCTACAGGGATGAATCTGGATGCATCTGATTCTACCGGTCAGCTGTCAGACACTGTTATCGCGCTGGCTACCCATATATACGATGCGACTCATAAACAACAGGATCTCACTACCGCCCAGGCCAATGGCATTAATCCGGCGAATGACTACAACAACGTGATGCGGGACTACGCAAGCATTCTCAATGCCGGTTCCAACGCCGCTGCTAAATTCCGCGCAGAGCAGGAGAAATTGAATGCAGCCGAAATGATCAATGTCCAGGCCGGGATCTCGGGGCAATTACAGCAGGCAGTAGGCAGCTACGAGCAGGGCATGGATGAGCTGGTCAAAAAACGCCAGGAGCTGGAAACGAAGATGAGAGGATTGGGGGCTGTCGACTTTCTGCCGGCGTTGGACGTCAAGAAGATTGCCCAATATCAGTCCCAGTTGACCGGCTTGTGGATTTCTGTCGATGACTTGATTAAGAAAAGGAAAGAACATGAAGATTTCAGCAAAGCAGAACAGGCCACCTGGGATGAAACGATGGGTAAGGTCGGCGCGCTGCAAAGCAAGATCGAAGATCTAGGCGGCGTACCGTATCTTACCCCCGATCAACGCAAGGAACTGGAAGATCTGCGCAAGGAATATGGCGAATGTGATGACGAGGCGAGTAAGCTCCAGGATGCGCTCCGCAAAGTCACCAATGAAATGATCTTCCAGCAGGCATCTGCAGGCCTGGACGCCAAAGCTACGCTCGAGCTGGGGAGGGCGCTGGGGGTGATCAGCGAGGAAGATTATGCGGTATCCACGGTTCTGAGCGGCCTGAACAAACAAACGGCCAGCACGGACCCGGGAGCATATGCGGCCCAAGTTAAGGCTATCGCCGATGCGATTGACCGGTTGCACAATAAAAACATCGAAGTAACGGTGACGACCATCCAGAAAGAAATAAATTCCGGGGGTGCAAATACATCAGGCGGATCAGGCGCGCCGAATATACCGGGCGGTCCGCATGATTATGGATATGCCAAAGGTGGATCCGGCAAGGTGCCGTCTGGATACCCCAACGATTCGTATCCTGTTTGGATGACCAGCGGGGAAGAGTTCACGGTAATGCCGTCAGGTTCAAAAGGCCTTGCTAGATCATTGGCCGAGGCGCAACAGGCTATTAATGCGGCCGTAAACGGAATGAACATGACTACCACTGCAAATATGACCAGCGCGGGCGGCGCGGGAGCCATGGGCAACACCAATATCACGATTGCGCCGGGCGCCATCGAGGTGTACGCCCTGCCTGGAATGGATGAGGAAATGGTAGCTCAGAAAGTGATCGACAAAATGGGCAGTGTGCTGGAAAGATCCCGCTCGAAAGGAGTGCGATGACCTACCGCCTGGTACAGTTCGGATCGACCCTGTTACCCGACTATAACGAGGAGTTTGACATCGGGCGCGCCGTGACAAAAAAAGCGGCGCTGGACATACCCACCGGCGGGGCGCTGGACCTGTTTGGCGGGGAGCGCATCCAGCCGGGGGCGCGCACGCTGACCAATACCTGCACCCTGCATAGCACCACCGAATCCGGTTTGATGAATGCTTACCAAACGCTGGCGACGCTGGTGGGCACGCGGGCGAAGCTCTACCGTAAGCGCATTTCCGACGGGAGCTGGTTTTGGGCCTGGGCGCGCTTTGACAAGCTGACAGCTACGCGTAAGTATTCGGGGGGGAGCTCACGTTATTTCCAGGATGTGAGCCTGACTTTCACGGTATTCACGCCGGCCTGGTACAGCATGGACGAGGAGGAGTACTGGATCAGTGCCGAGGCCGGGGACGAGGACGACCTGACCACCTGCGGGGTCGAGGGCGACTATGTCATGCTAACGCTCGTATTGGGCGGCGATAATCTGCCTCAACCGAACGTGGTGTTCGAAATCCTGGCAACGTCCATGTTTACCCACGTGGAGGTGGTGAACACCACCAATGGATATATCTGGTTATATGATGGCACGGTACACATCGGAGAAACCCTGGTGGTGGACTGCGGCGAGATGAGCGTGCTAAATAACGGCGTGGACGATTACGCCCATTTCTACCCGCCCTCCGATAGGGAGCGCTGGTTCGAACTACAACCAAACAACAACAGAGTGTCGATCGCCGTCGACGGTGACGCAGACATTTACATTCATTTTCTTGGCGCGCTGGCTTGACCGCCCGCGTAGGAGGCACATATGGCATACGGAGAAGCTTTACCCGAGGATGTTGACAGTAAAAAGTTTGTAGGAGCTCTGGATAGTGTGGATGGGACGAATGTGTTTGTAGCCGTGCGTGGCTTTAATCTGCGCGCACAGAACGGTGAGAATGTCACCGATTTATGTGTCAATGTGACCAATGCAACAATCGCGGCCGGACCCGATCTGAGCCGATTCGAGGACAACGATGCTGTAACCGATCAGATCATCACGGTTGGCGAAACCCACGTGCATATTGGCTCGCTGGATGGTGATACCACCCACGTGCTGATCTCGGTCGATAAAGGCGAGATCCGTTACCGCACGGATGGCGTAGATCCAACCTTGTACGTTGGTCACCGGCTGGAGCCGCGTAACTCGGTGGTGTGGACAAAACTACGCGCCAGCAGCGCCAGTTTCATCCGCGGGTATTACAGTACACTGGATCCTATCATCCACGTGACCGAGCTGATCGAGATCGGCATGCTAACGTTTACAGCGCCGGCCTGACATGAACTGGTGGATAGACATCGAGCTGCCTGACGGCAGCAAAGCAGGACCCGGCCCGCTGCGCTCAGCCACGGCTTTCGAGGTCACGCGTCGGTTGGATGCGGCGGGTAAGTTCAAACTGAAGGCCAGCCTGAGTGAGCCACGCGCCTCCATGGTACAGGCCAAGCGAAGGGCGCGCTGCTGGGGGCTTATAACTGAGGTAGTTACCGACCTGGGAGCGGGAATCATCGATAAGATCGGCGTAGACACCGATCTAACCCTGGATATCTCGGGAGATGACCTGCTGCGCGAGCTGACCTATCACCAGGTGGGGCGGCTGCTCGTGGGCGCCAGCGGGGCGCCGTCCACTACCGGACCCGCCCAGATTGCAGCATTGTTTCCTACTGGTTGGAGTCTGGATGTGGCCAACGGCCACGATGCAACTATCAAGGCCATCCATCACCGATTCGAAGGCGAGAGCTGTCTGGCGGCGTTGTGCAAATTGGCGGAGATCACCGGCGAGCATTTCCGGCTGGGGATAGGCCGCACGGTGATCTGGATGCAGAACGATCGGCCCATCTCGGGGGTGAGGGCCATCCAGGGTGGGGAGAGTATTGCTCTGGAGTCGAATCTCAACGTGTGCGTGATCACCGACCTACAAGAGGAGCAAGATAGTTACGATTGCCTGATCGGGCGCCTATATGCCTATGGAATCGGAAATGGCGACGCTCGCATTACACTATCGGGTATCACCATCGGCGTGACCGGCTGGACTATCGGCAACGATACCAAGGGGTATTACCTCCAACACACGGACACCTGGTCGGCATATGGCATCGAGCGCTACACCTCATTCAAGGACATCTCCGACGGCGAGACGCTGATGGAAGCGGCCTACGAATGGATGGTGGACCGCCTGGCGCTGCAAGCGGCCTACAAGATATCCATAGCCAAGCTGGACCGGACGATCCCAGTCGGATCGACCCTCCGCGTGATCTATCGGCGGATCCTGGATAGGGTTACGGTCCTGGACATCGACGCCGATCTGGTCGTGCTGGAGACCACCACGAAATTAGACGCCGATGGGCTGCGCACCACCGCGTTGAAGGTAGCCACGGTGGACGTGTGGCCGGATAATGACACGTCGGCCATGGTGGATGGACTTGGGCAATCGCAGAAGTTTTACACCCACGACCAAGATTTCGGTAAAGGAACGACCGCTGAGTTCCTTGTGCTCGCGGCTAGCACTTCTCTGCCGAATGAACGCATCTTCACTCCCGACGCGACCCTGACAACTGTTGATGACGGGGCGGGCGGAGCTTATCACATTGGGGTGAATGCTTCAGGCATAGGTAGTATTATTGCCAGCGCCTTTGGCGATATCATTTTGTTTAATCCCGGAGACGTTCCTGTATTTTATGACAACACGTCTACCGGCTTTGATGCAGCCCTGACAGCCGCGGCAACCGGCGCCTACATTCATGTTCCAGCGGGTGAGATAACCGGAGTCCATTCGATTCCCGCAGATGTCACCGTAGGCGGTCATGGTTTGGCAACTATCTTCAGTGGGGCTTTGACCTGTGCCGGCTTTTTGGTAAACGTACAGTGTGAGGCTGATATTATCCTGTCTGGTGATGGCGCGTATTTCATCTTTAATCCGGACGGAGATACCCTGACATCGCACAACTTCTTAGTGGGTGGAAATGCCGAGACCGTACCGGTCCAAAAAGGCACCATCATTGCTGGTGCAAATGAAGATGCCGCCATACATTATCGCAGCGAGACAGGTGGAGTCACCAGTGTGGTGCTGACTTATGTCTCCCAAAATTATCTCGTAGTTGATTATGCTAACGTGTATGTTGATGATAATGTGCCTGCACAACCGGCTGCCGATGCAACGGGCGCTCCTAGTGCTCCTTTAGTGTGTCGAATTAACCCTGGCCAGTTACCAGCCGGTTTTGTTATCACGGGGTTTGCGGTAAACACTAAAGTCAAATGCCACACCTCCGGTGCGGACGAATGCAGAGATTATGAGATCCAGTTTGTCAATGGCGTAGATGCAGTTATCTCTGATAATAAGGCTACACTCGTTACATGGCCGTGGGGTGTGTACGAATACCGTGTGTACGGTAGTGCAGTGGATGACTGGAATATTGTTGGTTTGACAACCGCACTTGTCAACTCAGGCGACCTGGCATTTTGGCTGACTTTGCATAAAGACCCTCTCGTTGGGGGACTGTGGGTACAAGGTCACGTAGATTACATTGAGATCGAGATATTTGGGGATGCGCCGCTTGAATATGTGGCGGGGTTGGATGTGACAGAAACTACATGGGCGGTAGAACCTGGAGATACTCTGACAGGAGCTGGGTTAGAGTTTAACGGTGTAACAGGGACACTCAAAATACCGGCAACTGCACCGGAACCACCCTTAACTGTAGCATCAACGGTAATGATCGCAAGTCTCAATGCTGATCTCCTTGATGGTCAACATGCTGCCGCATTCCAAACCGCTTTGTCATTTCCATTGGCTGCAAGTCTGGGTGGTACTGGGGTAGCGGGAGGTGCAGGTTGTACTCTAACCCTGCCCAACGCTGCTACAACAATCACGGTTGGAGGGACGATAGCCCTGGGTGGTTTTACCCTGACCATCCCGGCTACGGGTACGGCAGCTATTGGGGCTGGTACTCTTTCTTCAACTTCTACCAACAACGTTACAGGCGCGACACACACTCACGCAATAACTGTTTCACCCACTTTGCTAGGCAACGGGACTGCGCAGTATCAAGTTATCGTGACAGGGGCAAATCCATACGTCCCTGTTTATTCTGGTTTCCTGTTGGACGGGACGACGGGCGGCAAGACTGTATTCCTTGTAACCAATGCAAAGGTTCTTACTTTTACCGCAACGGATACGAGCGGGATCACGTTCACCGGAGCGGCGGTACTGACAGTTCCGGCTACTGGTACAGCAGCACTACTCAACCAGGCCAACAGTTTTACTCTTATCAATCCGCTGACCACGATAGCAGAGAGTTGGATTGGGCCGAGTGCTACTGCGGGGATTTACTTCAAGGGCGGCAAGGTCGGCGCTGGGACGCCGAATCCTATTGCGAAATTTGATGTGATGCCAAACGCGAGAACTGGTACGCATCCGGCAACTTTGGCAAGTGCTTATTTTACTGGAGATTTGACTATAAGGGATGGATTTCGCATAGTTCACGATAATGGCACGCAAGGTATAGCGATTGGTTATTCTGGTATCCAGAAATTGGCAAACGACTCATTTACTGGTGCTGGCAATTTATCTATCGACGCGATGTCAACTGGTGATTTATTGTTGCAAACTATAAGTACAGGCAAGGTCGGTATCGGGACGCCTGATCCAGGGACAGCGCTGGATATTCTTGGAATTATTCAATCCAGCCAACTAACTAATAATGTAGTCTTACAACACGCAACCAATGGTCGAATGTCACTCCGCACAACAGACAGTAAGAGTGCCGTGTTATCGTGGTCGACTAACTCATTTAATATGGGCTGGAATAATTGGGAAGATGCGGCGGCGTGGCAGGTTGGAGATGCAGCCGCTCAGTCAGGCATCTTACGTGTGATGAATACTAGCGCCACTACCGACGTAGCTTTTGATTTTATGACTAGGGCTGCTGCCTCAGCCGCAGCGCCACTGTCTAAGGTGTCAATATTAAATAATGGCAATGTCGGTATCGGGACGCCGGGGGCACCAGGTTACACTCTGGACGTGAACGGCACAATCAACGCGGCGACCGCATATCGTTGTGGTGGTACTGCTCCTGTTGCAGATGGCACATATTGCACAGGGCAGAAAATATCGGGTGGAGGCAATAATGGGTCAATCACAACAAAAGGCGGCATCATTACCGCGATAACACCGGCGAGTTAATAAGACGCTTGTAGCCTAGGAGAAACTATGAAACTAAAATTAACAGTACAACAAATCATCGACGCGGCAGGTGCCTTACAGCAATTGTCAAAGATGAATTTCCGAAATACAAAACTTACCTATGCAGTCATCCGAAATGTGCGGGTTACTCACCCTATTGCGGAAGATTTCGAGAAAGCCAAGCTTGCTCTCATCGCCCAATATCCTGCAGAACAAAATGGCGATTTAATCAATATCAAATTTACCAATTCATCTGAACGTGTCTCATTCCAGACGGAATACGAAAAACTGTTCCAGACTGAAGAAGAGATCGACATCTGGGAATTATCTATCACGGCTCTTTTAGCCAGTGACGCGGGCGTTACTGCTGAGCAGATACTGATGCTCGGACCGTTCGCGGTTGATGACATGGCGGCGACTTCACCCAGAACCGAATAAAGAGTGTATGGTAAGAGTCGGACACTTAAGAAAAGCGCCCCATCAGGGGCGTTTTCTTTTATAGGAACGGATTACGGCGAGAAAAGGAGCGGTAAAACTGTGTCTATGAGGATATGCCCCCAAAGGGAGCGGGGACAAAGACACAGGGAGAGCATCGTCCGGTGGAGACTTATTCGAGCTGTCTTCTAACGGATAATGATAGAAGATCATGCCGATCGCCTGGCTCTCGTGGCGATCCACAACAATTTTACTGACAAAGCCACGCAGGATGCGCTGGGCAGTCTCCAGATCGGCGGTCTCCAGCGTGTTGCTTAGATTGCTGATCATATCGATAATTTGCTCTGCGGTCAAGTTCGGCGCGGGGCTGGCAGCCTGGCGCTCCAGGCCAGCGAGCTGGGCCAGGAAGCTGGTCTCTTCGTCTTCGAGGGCTGCCAGCTTATCGAGCATCGCCCGCGAATGACCACTCTCGGCGATGGCGTTGGTCACATTGGCGATGCGCCTGCGCACGCCCCCCAGCAGACCGTTGATCTCGGCGCGTTTCTGATCCAGCTCTTCGAGCGCCTGGCCATGCTCGTTTTGCAGGAGCTGCTGGTGCTGCTGCATAACCTCGGGTTGCAGGACGAATTCCCGGATCGTGGTCAGCACTGCCCCCTCGACGGCTTTTTGCGGCACTGCCATTAGATCGCAGTCACGGCGGCGATAGGCGCGGGAGCAGGCGTAGCGGTCGCAGATCTTGCCGGAGTGCTGGGGAGCGGTGGCGCCGAACATGGGCGAGCCGCAGCGGGCGCAGTAGAGCAGGCCTGACAGCAGGTAACGGCTGTTGACGCGGCGCGGGTGGTGGAGGTTACCCGGTTTGGCCTTCAGGTTCAGCCGATTGGCGAAAACTTGGATGATGAGCTGCACGGCCTTCCACGTGGGTTGGTCGATGACCGGCTCGCAGTAATTCTCGATCACCAGGTCGCCGAATTCCAGGATGCCGATATACAGTTTGTTGGTGAAAAAGGTCTGGTAAGAATTCAGGCTGCCGTAGAGGTGAGTCGTGGCGTGGATCTCCGCCAGAGTCTTACCAGCCGCGCGCATAGCAAAGGCCTGGCGGATGCGGGGCAGCTCGTCGGGATTGGGCACCCAGCGGTGAGCGATGCGATCCTGGCCATTGCGGCGCTTGCCGATGGTTGTCGGCTCACGCTTGAAACCCCTGGGTGGGGTGCCAGGCACTGCCCCGTGGTTCTTGACCAGGTCATGCAGCCCGCGGCGCGTGTCACGCGAGAGATCTTCCAGGAAGTTTTCGTTCTTCCAGTCGATCACCGCCTCGAAGAGTCTGCCGATCGAGCCTTCGGGGATATCGTCATTGAGCGAATAGAAAATGTACCCGCGCCTCCGCAAGTCAGCCCGGTAGAACTGGGCATCATCAAAATCACGTGCAAAACGGGAATACGACCAGATCACCAGGCCGGTTTCCTTCGCCTGGCCTGAGCGGAAATGATGGATCATGTCGTGGAAGCCGGCGCGGCTGACGACCGATGAGCCAGGCCTGGCCACATCCTTGAAGATGGCTCCAGGAATCAACCCGTTCTGGGCGCACCAGGCGTGGAAGGCGCTTTCCTGCTGCGGGACGGAGAGCTCCTGGGTGTCTCCGCCCGAATCTCGAAAGTAGGCCGCTACCAGGCTGCCAGGGGAAAAGGAGTGAACGTTCATCTTGGATTTATTCTTCAGTAATCAGACGCAAAAAATCGCTTTCTTTAAGAATACGTATCGCCTGGCCAGATTTAATCAAGGTTTCGGCTTTGCGATGTTTTGAGCTTTTATCATGGCCAGCTAATTTGCGTATATCCTGATCACCAACGACAAGCAAAGTAGTCCCTTTTGTAACGCCTACGCCAACATCACATCCGGCTTGAGCAGCCATTTCAGCGGCTTGATGGCGAGGTATATTTATTGCGCCAGTAAATACTATAACTTCTCCGGCTAACGATCCGTTTGGATTGCCTTGACGGGAAATTGATAAAAGCGATGATGGAAATATAGGTTGCTCAATTCGCTTAAGCCAGTCCGATATATTCAATCCTGTCTCGGCAATTGCATGTAATAAAACTTCACCGGTTACACGTGCATCTTCAATAGCAATATGGTGAGTGAATTTTATATCAAGGTGTTGTGCAAGGTTAGCTATTCCATATCCTTTTTGTGCGAATTGAACCCAAGCGCGGCGCGCAACTCTAGCGGTATCTAACCAAGTACACTTAATAATGGGAAGACCGTAACGTAAAAGCGATCGATTTATAGATGCTTTATCGAAAGCGGTGTGCGTAGCGACAATTTGACCATAAAGTAGTCTGCGAAGATTCTCATCGATTTTGGGGAAGGTTGGTGCACCTATTACTTTTTCTTCGTCAATCCCATGTATGCTGATGTTCAAAGGGTCAAAATAATCTTCTGGATCAATGAATGACTGCCATTTATGTACAACTTGGCCATTGGCATAAGCGATAATCCCGATCTGACAGATACTAGCCAGATCGGGATTGGCGGTTTCGACGTCCAGAGCGATGAAATCTATCATGTGTTATTTATTCGTCATTTGAAAATGTAACTTTTACTCCGGTTTTAGAACATATAATCGTGACAGATGCTTCTGTGTCGATATCTAAATCTTTTCCAGCGAGGCCCTGCCATTGAGCTAAATAATTCAGTGTTCCTTTCCTCTTCTTACCTTTGAAACCCAAAGGAACTCCTCCCCTCCAAATTAATATCATTAATTCACCATTCTTTGCTTGAATTGCTAAATCAGGGGATTCTTGGCTTTTCTGACGCCCTCGCTCCCAGCACCATATCAAACCTTTATCAGATGCTCTCCATCTATGCTCCATATCAACAAATTCCCCGATCGGTTCATCAATTGAGCGATAGATTTTCATATTACAATAACTGCCGAATATATGCTCGTGCATTCTGGATCCGCTGATCGTATTCGTCGATTTTAGCTTCTCGTTTCTGTACGATGAAATAATCAGGAATGCCGCCTATTGCGCAAATTGGTATCAAAATGATACTGCATCCCCACCAACCAATCAAGAAAAAGAAAATACCTGCTAGTATACCTAGACCCGCCAACCAATAGGAAAGACGGTAAATGTTTAGATTCCTTTCAAGTTTCTTACGCTCTTCTTCATATTCGGCGAGGTAAAGTTCTGCTTTTTTAATTTCAATTTGCTTTTCAATTACAGTTAATTCTTTCATCTGTTCCATTTTGCCCTCACTCCCTCGAAACAGACTCTGACAATCGCCAGGTTGACCGCCAGCACGTACCCGGCGCCGATCGCCAGCATGGCGGAGCGCAGGCTAAAGGGGAAGAATAGCATCAGCGCCAGCGCCAGGACCAGCGTGGCCTGCACCAGGCGCGCCGGTCCTGCAGCCGTCTGCTTGCCGCCTATAACCCGCGCCAGGCGCAGCCAGGAATTACGATCATTAATTGTTAATAATTGCCAGATATGGACAAGCTCAAATGTTCGCCGGTCTGGCCTGTGGTGTTTCACGTTTTTCCCCTCGCTTATTGCGTAACTCGATTTTAACCCTTCCTATGGCCAGAAATTCCAGCTGCTCCTCGTCGGTCATCTGGCTGAATAGGTGTTTCAGCTCTTCGAAGTCTTCATCCGTGCCCGGGTGGTTGGGCAGAATGCCGGCTGCCCGAAAGACGGTTTCGGGGGGGATATTAAAGGCTCGTGCAATAGCACGACAGGTCTCTTCACCTATGCCTTTAGACCCACTTGTTATATTGCTTAATGTGCCTCGGGATAATCCTGCTCGCCGAGCCAGTTCACTTTGAGTCCAGCTCTGTTCATCTAATTCTTTATTTAGCCAACTGGCGAAACTATTGTTTTCCACAGAAAACATTATTGCACACTTTTAGCTTTCTTAGGAAAGTGATAATCTTTCTATATTGACATCTAATAGAATATATGATAATATCTTTCTTGAGACAACAAATATAAGCAATAAAGAAAGCAGGATTGTCCATGCCAACTGTTTCAATTTACCTTGAAGATGAAACCCAAAAGCGGGCTGAGCAAATGACCCGCATCGAAGAGCGCAGCCTGAGCAACTTCATTTCATTACTTCTCAACCGCGAATGGCGGCGCAATTTCCAGGCTGCCGAGCGAAAAAGCATACTTCCCGACAGCTCACTCAATACTTCCATCTCGGCCGAATCAATTCCCGTGGAGCAGCCGTGAAAATCCTTATCTTGTTCGTGACGGCCTACCTGGTGATGGGTTTGTCTGCTGCCCTCTTTGCTCTCATGGGAGCATTCCTGGCGCTCTTCCATGTCATCCTATGGTCTACTGTAGGGACGTTCGCTATCACAGGAGCTGTAGCCGGGGCATTGATAGTAATCGCAGCTCTACTGGTGCGGTGATCATGACCAAGCAAATCACCGTGCACTTCGATATTTGCTACGTGCCGCTGCCTCCGGAGAAACGCTTCGAATACAACGAAGCGCACCGGCTGCTGCACGAGCTGATGCTAAAAGCATGGTTGGCGCGCAAACCTGATGAAGCCAATCCTGGCTCGTCGCCCCCGGCCCAGGCCGGATCTCCTGTAGGGGCGGATGGCATCCGCCTTCTCCCCGAGGTCCTGCCTGGGGCGGGAATGACAGACCCGCCGATTCTCCTTGAAAAGCCTGCAGGGGGATCCTCCCCTTCCCTGCAGGCCCAAACCACAACCGGCAAAGCCGGATAAAACATCACCCGCCGGCGAATGCTTGGCAGCGCGCCGGCGGGTGAAGGAGCTGAATATGTCCAATTTTACCATAAATTCAAAGCAATTATGTTTCGTAGGCCGGCTGGGCCCGGCCTTCAGCCTGGACGAGATCCCTGCAGCGCATGCCGTCCTTGACCGCTGTGGTGTGCCGCGCCGGTTGAAAGGCGAGCACATGACCCTTCCGGCGCGCATCTCGTACTTGAACGACATGCTGGCCACCGCCCGCATCGCAGTCACGCGCCGGCAGATCATCGTTATCAGTAAGCAGGAACATGATGCACTCACATCTCAACAATACCAGGAAATCGAGGTGGCGCCATGATCGGGGCAGGATGCGGGTCTTATGTGGGAATCACCATCAGCTTGCCGGTCCTGGCAGCCGTCTACCTGGCGCTTCTGCTATTCGGCGTCGGATACAACTGGCTTACCTCCCAGGCGGAGAAGACCGGCTTCATCCGTGGCTACACCAGCCTGTTCGTGGTGGGCGGGGTAGTTGTCACGCTGGCGGCCTCGGCGGTGATCAGCCTTGCCTTCGCATTGGTCACCGCCGGGGCCTTCGTCTTTTCCGGCGCCCCGATGATCGTCGGCAGCATGATCCGGCACAAGCGCGAGGAAATGCGCCAGCTCCAGCAAGCCAGAGAGGAAGCACGCCATGGCAACCCCAGCGAAGAAATGGCCGCAAAACTGTGAATACGCCCGGCTGGACTCGATTGCTTTGGCAGAGCAAGGCTACCGCATCCTGGATGCCCTGCTCGACGGGCTGGACAGCGCCCACCAGGTGCGCCAGGTCGGGCGCGCCATGGCCCACCTGAAAGAAATCCGTTTTAAATTGACCGTATGTAAAGACGGTCAAACACTCACCATCTATAAGGATGGCGAATCATTCACCACAAAATGATCAGGTTTTATATCCTGAATATCCTGTTCATCCCTGTTTCATCAGATAAGGAGATAAAAATGAATACACCCACCAATCCAACCATTCGAACCGTTTTGATTTTCCTGCTGTTTGCCTTGTTGCTTACGTCCTGCAAGCCGGTGAAAAATCCCGATTACCAGACAGTTCGAAGTCAGGCCGCAACCCTGGCCGCCGATCAACAGGCCGCAATGGATCTTGTTGGCGACAAGACCCTGCAAGAGGCTGCGCCTGCACTATGGGCGATCGAACAAGCCTCAATGCTGGCGCCAGGCGCGTTTATGGTCGTCAATCGAGTAAAAGATGTAGCCATCTTCGTGGCGCAGGGTGGAATGGCGGCCAACGGATCGCCTTACACGTTCATTGGATTTATCGATACTGCGCATAATTGCATTGTCGATGCCACCCGTCAAAGCGCCTTGCTAAAAATAGATTATTCCCAAATCAAGACCCTGACCGAGCTCAAAGACCTGCTCCGTTCGAAGGGTTTTGTCGAGCTGACTGAAGAGACTGCCCCCTCCCTGCTGATGGCCATTCGGCTGGCGTTAGGCTATCTAAAAACTGTCGGGTCAGGCATAGTGCAAGGTGTCCAAGGCGTGGGAGCTACGATTTCCGATGTCCTGGTTGTGCCGGCAATGATATTAACGCCTGAGTACTACTTCCCCTGGTGCGATCACGGTAAAGGGTGTCAATATATCGAGCAATAAGATGATCTCCCTTAAGCTCCGCTTTCAAAAATGGTTCTGGATCAAGCTGACTGAGCGTCTCCTGTTCCTCCAAAATAAGGGATGGAAAAAGCCCCGTCAGATGGTTCGCACCCCGCTGATCGTTCTCATACTCGAAGATGAACGTAAATCAGACCGCAGTCGCGATCTACTAACAGATCGAGTAAGTAAACAGAAGGCCCATATGTTCGGATTCTGGTTTCGATTGAAGGTTAAGTTCTGGCTGCTCGCCGTCCATTTCTCGTTCTGGCTGAAGCGAGCTATCGAAAAGCGGGCGGCGCAATCCGTCGGCCTGATCGGTGGTGGAGCGATGCTCGTCGACCGGAAGGGCGCGATGCTCAGCATCTATGAGCATTCTCGACGGTTCAACTGCTGAATAAATAATAATCTTACCCCTGCCTGCAGGCGCGTAACCTCGCCTGCAGGCAGGCGGAGACAACCTGATGACTGATGATGCTGTCAATAAGCCTGGATCCAGGAATAGATCTGAGAGAAGCCAACTGTATGGGCGCCACAGGAGGGAGACCATCAATGTGCCCAATGCCTATGTCGACCAGGATAATCCACCGCTTGAGGAGGGGGAACTGCGCACGCTGAAGGCCACCGACCTGGTGGAGTTCAACCGCATGGCGGAGAGTGAGTTCGTATATATCGTCCGCAATCTTTTGGCTGCCCCTGGCGCCATGCGAGCGCGGGAAGTATGCATCGAGTCTGCCGCTCGGCTCGATATTTCCATCGAAACCGCCAAGCGGTATCTATTGAAACACTCCGCGAGTATTTCCGAATTCGAGATCGAAAAAGGGTGGGTAAGAGAGCGGAAGAAACATAAACCGGCGAAATGAGCGCTTTTCGAAGCGCCTTCTATTAAAGAGAGAAAGTGTGTGTGCGTGTGTGTGTGTGTGTGATTTCGGAAGGTCAAAATGATCAACGATGAAGAACTTAAGAAAATCCAGAGTCGGGCAAAGAGGGCCGTAGATGATGGACACAAAGGGTTGACGATCGTGCTGGCCATGGAGCCGGTGATTGTATTCGCCCTCGCTGGAGAGCTGCTGCGGTTACGTGTATTGCAGAGAGCTTTCGAGAATGCCGTGGATGCTGGCCTGAAACGATCGAAGGATGCAGGCGATGAGCGATAACGAGATTGAAACCAAAGTCTATACCATCCGCTGGAATGACCTGGGCAAGTACCTGAAGCGCGGCATGCAGGTGATCTCGATCACGCCCGGATCGGGAGCCGAAACCAGCATGCTGGCGGTGCTGCCCGCTGAGCTGGTCGCCGATCTGGAGAAGAACCACAAGGGCAAGGGCAAGCGCAAGCCCAGCCTGCGGGATATCCTGGTGGACCTGGCCGGATGGGCGAGCTTCAAGCCTGGGGACGTGCGGCGTGCGGTGCTATCCAGAGGGCTGGGGATCGACGTGATCTGTGGAATAGACGGCATGTGGCGGCTGCAGATCTGGCGGGAGGGCATCGAGCCGTCTCTCAAGGAATGGGAAACCGTGCTGAAGTCATGGCCCACACAGCTGCCGGAAGTGCCTAATAAGCGCTTTACTCACGACCAACGAAAGTATGTCCGTGGAGAATGGAAGGTTATCGATGAACAAACAGATATATCTGGTCAGCCTGCTGCCGGAGAAACCCCATTGGACGGCCATGCACAATCCTGACGAGTCCGAGGACAAGATCGCAATATTTCGCAAGCTGCCGGGCGAGTTTACTAATCCCAGGTTGTACCGGTCCTACAAATACCGGTCCGGCTTGCGATACGAGCGGTTGCTGCGCATCATTGGGCGGCACGGAGGCAGCCATGACTAGCTGCACTGGCGCAACCGACTTGAAGAAGAAGAAGAAGAAGAAGTCACATATATATTATATATATAGGGAAAAGTCCTATCCGGCACGGAGGCAGCCATGACGAGATGTAACTGGTGCGGATGTGAAGTCGACAGCCGCAAAATCGACATAGACGGCAATCATCTGAACTTCACCGATTGCATTGGTGCGCTGAAGATCAAAGTCAAGGCGCTTACCCAGGAGCTGATCGACGAGCGGGTGCTGACCGCCTCGCTGACCGAACACCTGGAAATCTGCAATATCATCTGCCCCCTGGCAGACGAAGAAGAAAAACAAACAAGTTAGCTAAGTGACGAGATAAGGAGTGAACGATGTTAATCAAATTCAATTTCCCACTGGAACCCAACATTGCAGTAAAGACGGTGCTCGAGGGCCTGGCCCTGTCTGATAGGCTGAAACTCGTGGCGCTGATGCAAGTCGAGACCGAAGATGAAACCGTGGCGGCGCTGCTGCGGACTCTGCCGGAAGCGAAAGAAGTATTCCCACCTGGCACAGTCGTGGGTTTTCTCGCCTCGCCTCCTGCCGACCACGTGGTGGTGACCAAGCCGAAGCGCGAGAGAGCCAAGCGCACCTACACTTCCGGGCCACTGGTGGAATGTAAGGCCTGTCACAAGCAAAAACCAGCCGCGCAGATGTGCAAAACCGGCGAGTGTAAAACCTGCCGAATGCAAGGATTGAAGCAGGAGAAACTTGCGGAAAAGTCGCAGCCGGCTAAAAAGTCGCAAGTGGAGAAGCACCCGGAAACCTGGACCAACCGGCGGCCAGAATTTGGAAAAGAAGAGGCGGTATCGCAAATCCGGGATAAGCCACAAGTACAAGTCGATCTGCATAAATTAGCGGGTCGAAGGGTTGGGTGAACTTTGAAAGCGATCACCCTGACACAACCCTGGGCGACATTCGTGGCTCACGGGATCAAGACCATCGAAACCAGAAGCTGGTCAACGGCCTATCGGGGCTGGCTGGCGATCCACGCGGCCAAGGGTTTCCCAGAATGGGCGAAAAATCTTTGCGTCGAAAAGCCTTTCGACTTCTTTCTTAAAAGATTGGGATATACCGTCGAAACGCTTCCGACAGGCTGTGTGCTCGCGAAAGCCAATCTGATCGATTGTATTCGGTTTACCGTCGGGTACGAGCCTCCTGGACACGAGTCGGAATTCGGCGATTTCACGATCGGCCGTTATGGGTTTATATTCGCTGCGATCAAGCGTTTTGAGAAACCCATCCCAGCTACCGGTGCATTGAACCTTTGGGACTGGAATATTCCAGACGAACAATTCCGGTTTCATAAATAGATTCTTTCGCGTGCGAAAGTCTCAAAACCGAAAAAGTCTCAAAACGAACAGGAGATGAAACATGGAAACCATGAACCAAACCATCCGCCAAATTCCATTAGACTACATCAAGCCGAATCCCTGGCAAACCAGACGGGGAGATCCGGACCCGGCCTATATTGAAGAGCTTGCCAACGACATCGCCGCCAACGGCCTGCTGCAGATCCCCATCGGCCGTATGCTCGACGATAAAGGGGCGCCGGTCGGCTTCGTAAAAATCGAAGCGCACGGCGGGGCATTTGCTTACCTGAAAGACAACCCAGGTGCGGTGGTCCAGCTCGCCTTCGGCCATAATCGCCTAGCTGCTTATCACCGGCTACATGTGCGGCTCGACGAGCCGGATATTCCCGCCGATTGGTCCGTCATGCCTGTGGATGTGCGCGTGCTCACTGATATACAGATGGCGGATTTTGCCTGGGCGGAGAACGATAAACGTCAGGACTTCACACCATTGGAACGAGCCATGGCGATCCGCAAGCGGATGGATGATTTCAGCTGGAGTCAGAAAGATATCGCCGAGCATTTGAGAGTATCGGCGCCGAGAGTAAGCAATGCCTTGCGATTGCTCGATTTACCTGAGGATATTCTGCAACTCATGGCGAAAGGGGAGTTAAGTGAACGTGTGGCATTGTCGTTGTCAACCTTATTCGACCTGCCTGAATCACTGCGAAAAGAAGCGGAGACCCAATATTCCCCCAGTATCAAACCATCCTACATTGTGACACAGGCGATAGAAGGATTATCGTCGGATGGCATTCGGGAGCATATTGAGAGACTTGTGAAAAATTATTCCAAAGATTTACACCAGGCAATTTGGGATCTCGATTACATTTTCATCACCAGCGAGGCCATCTATTGGCCAGAATGCCGGACATGCGAGCTGCGACATAAACCGTTAAATATCTGCATTAAGCCAGACTGTTATGAGGCCAAGACCAGGGCCTGGAAAGCGGATTATCTCAAGTCAGCCAGCCAGGTCAGTGGGATTTTGCCGTTGGAAACCGAGATCGGCATTTACGAAGTCACCCATTTAAGTTACCGGCCATCGGCCGAAACTATTTTGAACTCCGGCTGCGAGAATTTACGGTTGGCATACATTTCCAATGGCGAGGGTCGCTTCACGTTGGAGGAGAGAGGATTTTCTAAGGCGACGATCGTCTGCCGGCAAAAGAATAGTCATTGCCAATGCCTTAGAGGTCTGGAGATATTAGAAGCCCAGCGGCGAAGAGCAGAGATCCAGGCGATCCAAGATACACCCAAGGCAGCAGATGATGCATCCCCTGAGGAAACCGAGGAAGTCGTTCAACCCCTTGCCCTGGAATCGCAACCGCCGGAGCCAGAGCAGCCCACGGCGGCCGATCTGCAGGATCTGGTCAAACAGGATATGCGGAATGAAAAGGAATATAAAAAACTGGCGAAGGAAGCTCAGGACCGGGCAGCCCAGCTCATCGTGGATGGATTAGCTGCTGACGATCTCGGCGCCTGGCGGCTCGTATATGACCGGGTGGCAGCTGGTGAAAACTGGAAGAATAGACCGATTGATGTCCTCGAGCTGCGCCAGGGGATTGCGAAGAAAATTATTAACCATCATGTATCCTATATTGAGCCGCAGGACATTCCGGAGAGATTGAAGAAGGTGCTGATCGATGCCGGTCTTCAGATGCCGGTATTTTGAGGAAGAAATGACATGCCCCCCCAACTAACGCACGATAATAGGCTGGATTGGGAAGGGGATGAGGGGGGTGATGATGACGGAGATGATGACCGTGATGACGTATGACCGCCCGGAGTACACCTGTGGCCGATGCAAAGAATGATCCCTCATTGATAGCCAGGCAGCGCGCGGAAGCCGTAAAAGATGCCGTGGGCCGTTTATTATTATTGCTGGGGCCGGAGCGTATTTTGCAGCTCGCCCAGATGCTGGATGATGTAGCGACCGATACACGCTTTGGTGATGTGAAAATCATCATTACGGATGGGCGCGTGCGGCTGCTAAAGGTGGAGAAGAGTTATGAATAATGTGCAAGGTAAGTGCAGGTTTTGTGGACAACGGTCCGATGGGGTGACCTTTACTGACTGGGTAAAGTCTACATTCACAGATTTCGATAAATTGCAGGCAGGCGAGATAGTTTGTAATGCCTGCCTGTTTTTCTTTGAGGAAGCGTCGCTGGAGCTTGCGGCGCGGATGGAAAAAGACAAGCCGCAAAAGATGCGCAACTATTCCCATTTCGTCCTGGGGGGCCAGTGGACACCTTTAAGCAAGGGCAATAAGGCTAAAATGCAAGCATTACTCATGGGGGAAACATTTCCTGAGTTGGCAGCCATCGCTGACAGCGGGCAGAAACATATCGTTTTCAGGGCAATGCGCAATCCCGCAGGCAGCAAAGCTGGATGGGTGCAATTCGAAGAACAGCGGATTTATCTTGTCCCCGCGGAATTACAGGCCTTGCTCGCGCGCGTCGAAAGCCTGTACGCTCGGTTTTCTAAAGGCGAAATCGAGAGCGGGAATTATTATGGGCATCGCATTTTACAATTCGGCATGGCGCGCTGGCAAGAGTTGGAAGACCAAATCAAGCCCATGCGCGGCAAGCCTATCTTTTCACTGGCGCTTTTTTTAGCGCGAAGGAGCGACGATGGAGAATCAGGAACTCAGGAATCAAGCGGCAATTCTGCTAACCTCAATCTGGCGCGGGACGCCAGCCGAATACAAGAGCAAGTATCGGATGACCATCTGGACGCAGTACGAGAACCAGGTGAGGAGCGCGGCCTACACCAACAATCTGGCAAAGTTCATCAACTCACTTTGTTCAAAATTTAGCGCCGAAGCTGGTAAGGATGCAGGTGACCGCGCCGAGGTTGAACGTATTGTCAATTCTGGCAACGACCGCGCAATTCTTAAGATGTTGCGCGACGAAACAACCTTGATTGTACTCATGGTGCGCGTTGCCAATCAGGAAAAGCGCGAAGAATGGGAACGTTTACACCAGGAAGAAACGGAGAATTTTAAATGCAAACATTAGTTTTCGAAGGTACGATGACTGCCCTTACATCCATTAGCCATATTGGTGATTCTCACGGCGTTAATTCCAAGTTGCGCCGCGAGAAGGTGATCCAACCAGACGGCTCGGTGGAGGAGGTGCCAATTATTTCCGGTAATGCTCTGCGGGGCATCCTACGAGATCGAGGCATGCTGCACATGCTCAAATGCCTGGGCTACGGTGTCAACGAGCAAACAGGCGAGGTCAGGGGTCTTTCTCTTGCTGCGTTCTATTTCCTCTTTAGCGGCGGGGCATTGACCAAGATGGATGGGCGCGGCCTGGATGTAGATGAGGCGAGGAAGTGGCGCAATCTGATCCCGCTGGTAGCATTGTTTGGTGGGGCGATGGGCAATCAAATCATGCCCGGAAAATGCAAGATTGGGAAGGCGATCCCGATTTGCGCCGAAACCGCCCATATCATCCCCGAGCGATACCTGGAAAACAGCGCTGAAAGTGTTTGGGAGTTGTGCCAGGAAGAAGCCTACACACGCCGCGATGATGAAAAAAACGAGAACCTGCGCCAATTGATAGCCCCGGAAGTGCGCGGGTTACTGGAAGCATCCGCCACCGCCAGGCGCGAAAAGGCACACGCTGGCGATGAAGTGGTGGTAGAGACCGGGCAGAAACAGCAGATGCGCTATTATGTCGAAACATTGGCTGCCGGTACGCGGTTATATTGGGAAATCACGCTGGACGATGTAACCGACCTGGAGCGTGAGGCATTCTGTGTTACGCTGGCAGAATTTTCCCGCCTCCCCTATATCGGGGGCAAAAGCGGCGTGGGACACGGCAAGGTATCCATCAAATTCGACAAATGGATCGATATCGATCCTCGTATTGCTCCAACCGGCAAGGCGATTACATTCGCCCTGGGCAATCTCTACCAACAGCACCTGCAGGAGCGCGGAGACGATATTCGCGAGCTTATTAATGGCATCACGTGAGGATTTGCACTTCGAACCCTTGCAAATTACCGCCACTTTACGCACCGCGGTAGTTTCCGATCCCTGGCTGCCGCTGGATGGTCTGCTGCTCTACCAGCAAACGCGGGAAGGACTGGGCGCGCCCGCGATGAGCACACCGGGTTTATCCAACCTTGCGCGGCCCAAAGGACAGGAAATGAGAGGCGGGAAACTGCCGATCAAGACCGTCCACGGTAAAGAGTGGTATTATCGCTGCTCCTGGGCGCAGTGGGGGCCAAACGTCGAAGGCAAGGATTATTGGAACAAACGCTTCGACACGTCCCTTGCCAGCCTAGTCGAGTTTGGAGACCGGCGCGGGACGGTCAACAACCTGGCCGGGCGGTATAAGGCCTATCACCAGCCTGTGTTTTACCGTTCGGCTTTGTGGGTGCGCTGGTATTGCATGGGGGACAAGGTTGAGATCGAGCGGTTGTTATCTGCGCTTACGCACGTGGGCAAAAAATACGCACAGGGTTGGGGCCGGGTGGCGCGCTGGGAAGTCCAGCCAATCAGTGATGACTGGTCGATTTGGAGATATGGGAAACTCATGCGCGGCATACCATCTTTCGATAAACCGCCTGACTACCCGGGCAATCTTGCTCTTTACGGCATCCGCCCATCTTATTGGGATAAACGCAATCAGATAATGGTGGTGGTGCCATGCGAGATCTGAGATATGAGATTATCCAGAGACTGCCCTATACCCGTATGGTCAGGATCTGTGAGGATCGATATCCAGGAATGCACCCGGCGGACGTAGTGAGTTATTTGAGACTGGGCGAACAAATGACCCAAGAGCAAGCCGCAAAATACCTTGGGGTATCGTTAAGCTGTATCCGCCGATGGCAAAAACCAGAAGCTGGGGTGCATATCTTGACAGAACGGGAACTCGAAAGCAAACGGAGAAGTGCTCAGGCATTGAATGGAAAAATAAGAAACGGCGAAATTGTATCGGGTAGAAGGTGGCGTAATGCAAGATGAACTTGCACTTCTGGGTAGACTAAAAACATACCAATTCCGAATCGAAAAGAGCCGTAGAATTATCAATGCTGCACTTGAAATTCCAGCAAGGTGGGGTGTGTCTTTTTCTGGCGGGAAGGATAGTACCGTATTGCTTGATTTGGTTTTGAAAGAAAAGCCAGAACTGGAGATAGTTTGGTTCGATGATGGATGGGATTACCCGGAGACAATCCAATTCCTGGCATCCACTGAAAATCGATTACGTAAACATATTATCCGCGTGCCTTATCCGTTACAGTCGCAATTCTGGAAAAAAGAAGCAAACTACGGAGGCGACGATCCAACTTATTCCCACAATTTCGATATGACGTACAAGGACTGGCGAGGAGCTTTCATGGGCTCTTTCATGGGGATGCGTCGGGACGAATCCAGCCGGCGCGATTTTGTTCTGAAGAAATCGCCGCTTTATTTTCAAAAAACTTTGGGGCACTGGCATTGCTCGCCCCTTGCCGAATGGACAGCAAAAGATATCTGGGGGTATATCGCTGCGAACGACCTCCCGTTCAATCCGGTGTATCGAAAACTATATTCCCTTGGGGTGGCGCTAGACGAAATGAGAGTTGGCCCGTTGACGGCCTGGATGGTTTGGCAATACGGCGCTTTGGTTTACATCAAGAGAGGTTGGCCCGACCTATTCAATCGCTTCGCGGCCCAATTTCCTGAGGCGCGGTCGTATGTGTAGGCTTATAGGGGTGAGAACTCCCTATTGACAATAACCTAACGATAGGTTATACTTAATCAAGATAAGGAGATAACAGTCATGGCAACCCTGGCAAAAACCATCCAAACCAAAAACGGTACAATCGCAATAACACGGACGCGCGAGACCCAGGATAAAATCTGGTACGCTGATGGAGCTAATCTCAGGACGGGCCGCGAGAATGTCGATATCACCGAGATCGTTGTACGCAATAAAGACGGCAAACAACTTACCAAAAGTTTGCATGTCCCCCAAGAACTCACCCCCCAATTTTACAAGAATTATCAAGAATTGGTCAGCAAAGGCGCTTACGCACGACTTGGTGATGCCTACATCGGGCAGGAGTCGTTCCAAAAAGTTATGGCTGCGCTCGCGGAACTTGACGCAGAATTGGGTCAGTCGGATGAGTTTGCCGCAATTACAAAAGCGGAAGCCGCAGCAGAAGCAGCCGAAACAGCCGCTTATATTCCCGAACCCAAGCACGGTGAAAATGGCTACTGCCGCAAGTGCCACTCTTATTGTTATGGAGATTGCGAGGCATAATGACAGTGCACAAGTATACCTACAAGGTCGTCGAGGACAACGGAGGCGGATTGTCCTTGTACGTGTTTGATGGGGCAAAAGCCATCTTTGCCAATTCCGCATACGAGTACAGCCGGGGGCATCTCAAGCAAGACATGGATGCACTCGACTCGGGCTCCGATACCTCGGACTGGGAGGGTTGCGAGGATGATCCACAGGCTTCTTGGGACAGCATCACATCCCAGGAATATGGCTGGCATATCGTTGCCAGTGGAGGAGGAGGTAAGCACAGACTCCACAAGGCCGTCATGGGAGCAGCGGCTCAACTTGAGTTTGCGGTATCCGATGACAATCGGGACGCTGCCTGGGCCGCAAGTCAACTTGGCTCTATCAAGTCTCCTCGCAAAGCCGCATCCAGCGCGGCAAACGGGCGAAAGGGAGGCCGTCCTCGCAAACCCAAAAAAGGTGTATAATTGAATCAGCCCTAGACTAGCAGGTATCTGCCGGGGCCGCATTTTTGCCATTTATGGCAAGTTGCGGCCCCGGTTTTTTGTTTAAGGAGGCTCTCATGACACTCGGAACAATTGCGATCTTAATTGCGGTGGCGTTTGCCCTGGCTTTCCTGACCGAGAGCCTGGTTGAATATCTAATGGGCACGCCTATGGAGCATGTGGCCGTGCTCAAGCCCTGGAAGTGGTCGCTGATGTATATTGCGGCCGCGGTGGGGGTTGGGTTGGCGCTGTACTGGAAGATTGATTTGATTGCGGTGGTAGCTAACGGCGTGGCAACATTATCCAAGATTGAATTATCTTGGTCAGTCTCGCCGGTGGGGCAAATATTATCTGGTCTGATCATCGGGAGGGGCAGTAATTTCCTGCATGACTTCCTGGGTAAAGTGCTGGTAAAACCTGAATTGCCATTCAAGGCGCAGCCGTGACCGGCACAGGCTGGGAATCACTCGCAGCCCAAGCCCCCATCGTTCTGATATTCGCGGGGGCTGTGTTCTTTCTCATGCGCGAACAAGCTAAAAACACGAAAGTCATGCTGGATACCTTCATGTTGTTCATGGAGCGGCGAGACGAGGCAATCTACCAAGCCATGCGGCACGTCGCCGCGTCTCTCGATGCACACGATGACCGCTCACGCTCACACGATCAGTTCGTGCGCGAACAACTCAAGGAACGGAAAAAAGCATGAACTTTATTCTTGGCATAGATGTGTGGGAAGGTAATCCTAATCTGGACGAGGCAATATTAAAGGCCGCCGGCGTTCAATTTCTAATCATCCGGTTGAACGATATGAACGGCGAGAACCACCTGGATGCCAACTTCGCCGCTCAGTGGGCGCAAGCTCAGCCGTTTATCCACTGGCCTTACTATGTCTACTCGCCCTGGTATTCCGGCGAAACCAATTTCGCTTGGGTTGCCGCTCACGTGCCCGCTGATGCCACCGCTCTGATGGTGGACATCGAGGTACGCAAGGATGGGTATTCACCCGCGGAATATTCCAAGCAGGTTGACAGTTTCTTGGCGCTCGCCACGCGGCGATGGAAGGACATGATCTACACCGGCAAGTGGTTCGAAACCTGCCTCGCCACATGGCCCAAGAATAAAGAATATGTCTATGCCCGCTATCCATTTATCGTTTATCCAGACGCACGCCAGCATTGGACTTGGGAGAAGCTCAAGCATGTTATGTATAACATGACCTGGCAGCCTGGCAGCGCCCCGGGTCCATGCCGCATGTGGCAGATCACAGGCGACAGGTTGATCCTGCCTGGATGCGGCGAGACATGCGTGGACGTCCTGGCGTGGAATGGGACAGTTGAAACACTGGCTGCATTCGTGGGCGCGCCTGTTCCATCTCCCGTTGATTGGGAACATTCGATTACCACCTGGGCGCGGTCGCTCGGGTACACCGGGCCGGAGCCAGAATGATGCCATACGCAGCACCAAAACCATGTTCTTACCCCGGATGCAACACTCTCGTGCGCTTCGGTCGCTGCGATCAGCACAAGAGTATGCTCACCTATGCACGAGATCCAGAGCGACAGGCCCTATATAACACAGCCGCCTGGCATCGCATTCGCCTGGCACAACTGGCTGCGGAACCATGGTGCGCCGAGTGTTTGCGTGCCAACATCTACATACCGGCGACTGATGTCGATCATGAAGAGCCTCACAGGGGTGACCCTGTCAAGTTCTACACAGGCAAATTGCAATCATTATGTCATCCCTGCCACAGCAGCAAGACTGCGGCAGAAGTATTGAATAAGAAGGTTCATTAAATGACATATTGCACTTGGTGTGGAGAATGGTTCACTCCTGATAATGAACATCCTTATCAGAAGTTTTGCCGTACTGAACACCGTAAGAAATATGATCATAAGCAAGAGAATATTAGGCGATCGCAGAAGAGGAGAGAGAAGTTCACACCTTGCCCATTTTGCGGAACGCCATTCTCGCCATCTAAAGAGCATCTGAAATATTGCTCTGATATGTGCAGTTCTATAGCATATGTTCTGAATATTCAGGAGCGCCATAAAACAATAGTAACTGAAAATAAAGGTCGGATACGAAATTGCAAATATTGTGGCCGCGAATTCAACACTAAAGTAACAGGCCGTTCTAAATATGATACAGACAAATGCTATTTTCTTGATGTTTATGGCCACGAAGAACCCCGTGAAATAGTAAAGAATTGTGAGTATTGTGGTAAAGAATATCCGACCAGGATATCTAAATCAATTGCTTGTTGCCACGGTCATACACGTAGGTTGAATAAGATCAGACGTAAAGCGAGAATGCGTAGCACTGAACAAGTGCATTATTCAAGGTTCGGAATCTTTCAACGTGATAACTTCATCTGCTATATATGCGGCAGGCCTTTGAATATGGATGCGGTTGCCCCTCAATGGGATAGTCCCTCTATAGATCATGTTGTGGCATTGTCTAATGGTGGAAATGATACGCCAAGTAATGTGAAGGCTGCTCACTTCCTATGTAACACGATCAAGAGTAATAGACAATGATGCAAATGGGTATGCCGGCAATAATGTTTGCAACTTTTTTCGTACTAG